CAGTATAGGCGGTATCGCCTATAATTAATTTATTGTAAAGGTGAATATTACCAGTGGTAGTATCTACAGTTGTTCCGGTATTTCTCCACGAGCTTCCACCGGTGGACATAGGGATCTGCCCTGGTGTTACATTGTGAGCAGTGGCATTGGATACCGACCGAACACCAATCTTTCCGGTGCTTTCAATTACAATAAGAGAATCTGAACTTGAAGTATCTACAGAATAAAGGAACAGTGCCCCGCGTTGATGTGTTACCCCTCCGACGTTTAATTTGTTGCGGAGGAACATATTTGACGATGACAGGGTGTAAATGTCGCCATCCGAAGCGTTTACACACGCATACAAAATCCCATTATAATATGTCCCTCCGTTTACACTCAGTGGGTACGATTGCCAAAGCAGCTGAAATGATGCGACGCCATATGGTTTCATAAATACGCCCGAAGTCGTAGCCCCCCCAGCCGATACTCCAACATAAACATTTCCGGCGTCGTCAACCCATGGATTTTGATGGTAGCGGTTAGAGTTTTCGTACAGAGAAAATGCCGAAGCTCCAGGAATAAGTCGATACACCCCGCCGCCAAAAATAAAAGCGTACACCGTATCGTTATGCGCGGTCAGACGTGGGCTGAGCCCAAAAGAAGTTCCTACCGCGACAAACGAACCAGTCATGTTTGTTTTTTTGTAAACCGTACTTTGCGCCGTAAAGTACATATCATTGGCCGAGGAAATGGTTATGTAAGAACCATAAGAACTTACTCCTACACTTAAAGAATCGTATGGGACAAAATCACTACCGTTAAAAACATAAATTCTTGTCCAACCACTGGTTGTCCTAACCGATGCGTAAATAGTATTTGTTGGACGGTGTACACATATGGATGTAAACGATCTGTCTGTAACTCCAAGATTGGCAAAAGAACCGGTCCCGCCAGTTTGCCTATATGCCCTTCCGTATGTTTCTGCAATCGCATAAATATCTCCAAGCGTATCAGTAGCCATCCCAGAATAATAATCGTCAGTAGCCCCAAGCGCAGTAAATGTGGTGTCGGTTGAAGGGATATCTATGTACCCGTCACGTACCCTCATCGGTGATTTAGAATATGACTTCGACGTGCCCGATTGCGTTGAATACGGGACGAACTGGGTGTCGCAAAAAATACGGGTGGAATCTACCGCCCCGACTGCGGCGCGGGCTTGAATACGGGTAAGCGTTCGCCATGTTGAATCGGATGCGCGGCGGGCGATCAGTGTCGTGTCGGCAGAAGATCCGGTTTGGGTTATTCCACGATGTGAGAATTTCGAAACACGAACCGAATCTTGCACCGGGACGTGCTTGGCAGTGTCGGCAATAGAACATGCCCGCGTCGAATCTCTCTTAACAACCTTGCCGTTTGCGTCAGTTCCAAGCCCGACCGAATTTCTAAGTGAATCAACTTTTAGCGAGTCGCGGAATCTCCCGCTTGCCGTATTGGTTACATAGGCAGAAAACACTGATGTTGCCATAACCAAAATCAAAAGCATCGATCTCATTCATCCACCTCAAAACTGAGCGGCAACCGCCTGTTGTGTCTCGACCCATCCGGCCATAGCATGTATTTAAAATCATAGTCATCATAAATATAATACTCCCTGACGTATCCAGCTTCAGGAATCGGCACAAGAGAGTGATTTAAATAAATGGGTATCCCGCTGACTGACTGAGCATAGGTCCGAACAACCCCCATATCGAGCAATTCCAGTATTCGGTAAATGTCGTTGGTTACTTTGTCTACCGAAGCGCTGCCGGTTGTTTTTCTCTGGTATTTCATTCGATTTGTTTTCTATTAATCTATAACATACCAGTAATTGCCAGAATAAACAAGGGACACCGAGCGGTTTGCGGCTACACTGTACGATGCCGAACTGTACCGTATTCCAGCGTATCCAGATGACGGTGTTTCATTGGCGACCAAAGAAACAAACCCGAGTCCGATATTGACCAATGTTATTTTGTTTGATGCGCTTCTACCGGTGGTGCTGATTGAGTGTATCGTTATTAGCCCTTCCGCGTCGGGATCTCCGGGGAGTCCGGTGAACTCAGGCGGATCAAACAGAAATGTGTCATACTCAGTTCCTATATCAAGCTCGTAGTCTGAATCGGGCAATGGCTCAGTCAGTGAATCGCCATCGGCAATTCCTCCGCCCTGATGCTGTACCCTGACATTTTCTTCAATCCTGTTCAGATCGTCGTCGCCAACATTTTCACTATTCCAGTTTGTCTTCGGAGCAATATGGCTCATGATTCTAAGTCAACCGCCTTCCTTGCTGTGAGCTTACACCGCAACCCGTTTTCAAAAGAAAACTGCTGCCTATAGGATAAAAAATTATCAGTTATACTTATCCCGGTGCTGCTTGGAGTATACACCGGGACCGTTACGCAGTCGCCTATCTCGGCCGCCGGGTTCCCTCTCCATTCAATTTCTACATCGCGCCGCAAGTCTTTGTACGCTTCAAGCAAAACGTCCGCAACAATAGAAGCCAGTGCTGCATTTTGAAGAAACGGATTAATATTGAACTTGTGTTCTCGAACTCCGTACAAAGAAATAGAATCTTGGTCATAAACAGTAATTTCAGATATTGATTCCGTCTGCAGCTTCCTTCCGGTAACCAATATTTCAAAAGCCCCCGTTGTTCCGGTAGCCTTATGAAAAGAGATGGTGCAACCCCACGGATAAAAGACCTCATACGTTTTATAAACTGTTATTCCTGCTTGGTTCTGTATTTCGGCAACCCCGTTAATGACTACCTCATCCCCCCATTCAATGGTTACAGTTGTATCGTCAACACCTTCAGTCATTGATACTTCTGTAGTCGAAATTTCTGATACGTCAGTTTCAGGAACCGTCTCGGCAACCGGAACTATTATTCTATTTTTCAGACCTTCGCTATTTGACTTTTGACTGCGATTAAAATAATTATCTCTCGTTATTGCATAATCAGGGGTCTTTGATTCGTTTGCAGTATAAGATTCTATTATCAGAACGTCATTGCGGTCCATGTACACGTGGCCCATGCACGCAGCTGATATTTTTGCAAGCGCGTCCATGTACGTCGTCTTTCCAAGCCATGCGTATGGTATAGTAAAATCCTGCAGCGATACGTCAATACTCCACACAAGATCATTCATCGGAATGTTTTGCTTTGCATGGTTGAGAATAAATTCTGCAAAATCGTACAACGTGGTATTTATCAACACTTCGTCGGCCCTGAACTCCACTTCGCGCAAAAGCTCAAGCCTATCCCTGCATGACACTTGCACGCTGAAATTATTCTCTTCAGTGGTCCAGTCATTAGACCAGAAAACACCCATTTTAACATATTCTACTTCCTGATCAGATCCGGGAAGCTGAAATCCTATATACGGGGTAATTCTTACGTTTGGCGTCAACGAATTGGCTGCATAAGAATTAGGATTGTTCGGAAAAAACGGGTCGGAGAACTCTTCGCCGCCTTGTCGAGTTATTAAAATATTTTGTAGCTCGATATCGCATTCATTACATGATATATTTCCGGTCGGCACCGTTCCGTTTTCAACTTCTCTCTCTTCCAAGATGTTGAGAGAAACAATGTCATCAGTATAAAACGTGTCGCTTATCGTTCCGTAAAACTCAACTATCTTTGCCATCGTACCCGAGGAAGACCACTTCTTTATTGTAAGCTTCATGCTTCCGGCAGCATTTATTGCCTCATCGGTAATGTCTATCGTCGTTTCTACTGACGTTCCGGCATATTCGTGCGTGAAAATTTGATTATCGTCGGCATCGTAGATTGTTACCTCAAAAATTTCAGGGTATTCCAGCCGTATTGATTCACCGCAAACAACAATTCTTCTTATAGCCCTTGGTTCTGCAAATGATACTGTTGCCTCCGGGTATGGTTCGGCAAAATCTCCATCGGAATCACTAACCGAAGCGGTATACCAACCGACCTGATTGTTTTGTTGTCCGGCAACAGACGAAGGAACAGTAAAGTAAGTTCCATCGCTTAAACAGGTTCCGTCAGTTGACAAATACTTATGCGGTGTTGATCTTTTGGTATCAACCAAGTGAGGGTCGTGCCACGATCCAGGAACATAATAATCCTGCCCGACATCCCCCATCCTGTTGTAGTCGTTCGAAGTTACAACCATACCTGAATTTATAAACGGATCGGTCCATAATACATCAATCCTTACGCGCGGAACTCTTGTTTCGGACGTAACCTGTTCGGTGAATTCTGGGGATACGGCAATCATTACACTTCCTCAAAAATTATTGACGATCCCCTGTATAACTTTGTGCTTCGTCCAGTTATAAAATCAGTTGTTGCGAAAGGCAGTATCCTTACAATCGGGCAATTACCATCGAAATTGGTAAAAAAGTCAGATTCTGATATGTACATCCTCAAGTTAAGACCTTCGTTGAACCCATATTTTTCCATTATCACATCAAAGACTGCTTGATTGATATATTCGTAAAGTATGCTGAATTTGTATTTTCTCGAAACTATATCTTTGACAAGTCTTCCGCTTGCAGTTCTCCCGGTTCTCCCTATTTCCTCAAACTCACGGGTGACCTCTTTTGCGTGAGTGGAAATAAGATCCTCGTCGCTGTCTATTCCGAGATAAATATCTCCCTCAGCCATTATCTCACCGCCCCCATGCGTGTTCTTTCTCTTTCGAATTCATCCATAAACATTCGTGATACATCTTTAATTTGCGACCTGTTCAAAAAAACTGGACCATCAAAATGGATATGCTGCTGAATACCATTAGAAGATGACGCCATGTTGCTTTTTACAGCCACACCGGAACCTTGAACATTCATTTCATACTGCACCCTGTTAAGGGTGTCGTCTAATCTTTTTGATGTTTTTTCGGTGGTTACCCGTTCGCCTTTTTTGAGTAACCATGTACCTGTTTCAGGTATAGAGTCCATACCGTCATGGGCCATACCTGCTATTGTCGTGGCAATAATTCCGGCAACCGGTACTGCACCTTGAATATTTGCGGCTATTATAGCCGGTATATTATATGGGGGCGGTGCACTTGCCGTGGCCTTTGATACTACAGTGTTCCAGTTTATTATGGCATCGGCAAGGGCAAATGCTTTTGATGCAAGGAACAGTGCCTTGTATAAAGCCTTCTGCTTTCCTGCGTATTCTCCAGCGAGTCCAGCCATCATCTCAAACGCTCCAGCCACGTTGCTTATCCTTTGAGCCTGCATGGCCTTCTCGGTGTCGACTGATTCGGATGCTATTTTTATACGCTCAGCTGCCTGAATACGCTCTATCTCGGTAAGCTCGGAAGAACCTTTTGAAAAAAGCTCTTTCATTTTTGCGAACTTATATTCGTGAAGCGCTAATTCTCTTTCAGTGTTGTCGGATATGTTGTTAAGTTCGGCAATGTTTGCTTCATCAACCAGTTGATGGTACGCGGCGTCCCTTGCAATGTCTTCGGAAAGCTGCCGGTCGTTTTCTTTTGCGATTGCAACATTGGATGATTTTATTATTTCAAGTCGCTGCTTATTAGTTTCCGAAGTGGCATCAATGACCTTTTTTAAATCGTCCCATGATGTGTCTTGAACTTTTTCAAGGTCCGGTGGTGGTGTTGATGTTTTTGACGGACCTCCGTTTTTTGCATCATTCAGTTGATTAATACTTTCTGTCAATGTCTCAATATTATTTTGTGCCTCTTTAAGGGTATCCGCTTCTCCGGCAAATAGATTTCCCTTTTGTTTTTTTAATGTTGAATACGTTTCCTCTATCTGCTTGTATTCGCTCCTCAGTTCCTCAAGAGCTGCTATTTCAACGTCAATCTCATTGACAGTTCCACCACCAAAAAACTTTGCAGTGCTTTCCGATAACTTCAATATTTGCTCAGCCACCTTCTGGATAGTAGGGGCAAGGTTGAGAACTGCGGTTGTTAATTGAGCACCTATCACTCTTGATAGTGTTTCAAGTTTATCGCCAGCCTCGTCTGCATTTTTTATTAACTGTGAATCAATCACAAGCCCGAGCGATTGCGCTTCTTTTCTCAGCGTTTCGTAATCGTTGGCGAGAACTGATAATTTTGTTCCAGAACGTCCAAAGGCAGCTGCGGAAAGAGCTGCACGATCTGATTCATTGGCAACATTTTTCATTGCCTTAAATATCATATTCAAAGCGTCGTCAGTAGAATTTGCGCTCCTTACTTGATCCAACAACGCCTGATCTGTTTTTTTCAGGTATGAATACAGTGAACCAGATCCGGCCCGAGCTTCGCCAATGCTTTTATTAAATTTCTGCAAGCTTCCGTCAAGCTCTTCGAAAGATATACCAGAAAGGCTTGCGGCGTGTCTCATCTCCTGCAATGTATCGGTAGATACGCTTGCAGCTTTGGCAACGTCATTTATGGCAGATGCGGCATCAATACTTTTTTTTGCAAATACTACTGCGGCTGTTGCCCCTGCTGCACCAACGGCGATTCCCCACGCGGCAACCGACTTTGCTGATTTAGAAAACGATAAATCTATATCTCCAGATGTCTTTTTAGCTTGACGTCCAGCCTTGTCGAGCGGGCCTATGAAGCTGCCAGTTTTGGCTACAAGATCAAGGGTAAGAGTGCCGAGATTTGCCATATTATTTCCAGTTCAATAGCTCTTCGGTTGTCAATTCAGGTTCATCAAGATGTGGCGCGAAATCATAAATCTTAAATGGTGTCGATCCTTCTTTTCTGTACCTGTTTGCGAACATTTGAAGAATCATAGCCAAATCGTGTTCAACCCTTAACCCGACATTTAAAGATCCGCGTTTGTTACGGTACTTGGCCCAACGGATAAACTCTTCATAGCTTATATTGCGCTGCGCTTCCTCAATTGTCCTGCCACCTACTCCGCACAAAACAAGTTCATGCCATATTTCGTCAATCTCCGTTAGGCCGTCACTTCCCCCGATACTGAATTTACCTCCGCAATTGCACCAAGTAGTGCAATAGTAAGGTTGTGATCAAGTGGACCTCGCTCTGCCGAAGATTCCCCGGTAATATCCTCAACGCCGAAAACTGGCTTTCCCTCTTTGTCGCAAATACAAGCGGCAATACGACCGGCGATCACGTCTTTACCAAATTGATGAACGTCGGAAACTGCGCTTTTATACGATAACTTTCGTACAAAAGTAGTTGCCGAAAGCTCCTTATCGCCCTGCTTCCACTTGATTTCCTTTTCAACAGGACAGCCGGTAAAAGCTCCAGCCGCCTGAAGAGAATTGAGATTCAATTCCATGTACCGTTCTCCTTAAGTGCTCATCGGAGTGAGGGTGGAAACGCCGGTTCTCTGAATTGATATCGTTGATTTGACAACGCTGTTCGTGCTGAAGTCGAACGGGAAATCGGAAACGTACCCATCGAATTCAAACCAGGTCCGACTTGTCGGAAGGTCGAACAAGCTTGAGTCGTTTTCTGCAGCCGCAGTTCCATCGGACCATCCGATAGCCCAATGAAGCGGTACTGTTCCGGTATTAGCCAGCTCATGCAGCCGGATATGGCTCGCATTGGTCGGATCAGCATTGATCTCCATCGATGCCTGTCCGGGAGTTCTGAGTCCCGGCAAAAACTCCTTGACCGTACTGACAAGGCTGGTAGTGTCAATCTGGTCGGCAGGCGCTCCGCCGGGATTGAACGTGGTTACGCCGGTAACCTCGACAACGGAATCATCGGCAGGGTCGATGAAGTAAATCTGGGTTCCCTGGGTGAGCTTTGCCATAAAATCTCCTTATCTGGCTGTTAAAAAATTTATGTCAAAAGAGTATCTAAAATTACCGGTCATTTGATCTTTGCTTTCACCGCGCCAAGAAACTATATGCGCGTGAGATTCGAGTGCGTCGCGCAATGCTTCAGCTCCACTCCTTGCCATTGACGCCTCTTTAGAATATACGTCAACTTGGACTAAAAAGGAATCTATATCAGGAATGCCCCCCAAATAGTTTTCAGGCGATCCCCCCACGGTTTGCCATACGGCATACGGAAGCGGTGTCTTTTCGTCGGCAGATCCGAACGGCAGCACTCGCACCGGGTTAGAACCGAATACCGATTGGATGGTTCCGTCTGCTGCCACAATTGAAAAAATTGGCGGATACATTACGCTGACCTCTTCCGCACTCTTTTTACTGTCTTATCGATAGACCTTTTATATTCATGCACAAATATTTGAGCAGCCTTGATATCATTATTCTGTAGTGCTGGTCTCATAAATGGCCGTGCTTGTATTTGTTCGGTTCCAAACTCGATGAATCTCCAATAAAAAGTATACCCACCTTTTCCTGCCTTTTTGCCATCATTCAATATCGCGCCACCCTGAACGCCAACCCGAAACATAAGATCACCAGTAGCCTTAAATCTTTTTCTGCCAAATTGCACACTAATGTTTTTAGATATATCTTCGGGTGTTTTAGGATCATCAATAAACGACTTTTCATATTGCCTTACTTTATCAGCTATAAAGTTTGCCGCTCTCCTTAATGCAAGTTTTCCGCCTTTAAATTTCAAATCTTCGTTTATGGCTTTCAGTTTTGCGTTAAGCTCATCGACGCCTTGCAAGGCAAATTGATTATTCATCGATCACCTCTGCAAGCATCAACGTCAAGTACTCAATCCCCGAATCCTTATCAGGCAACGGTGGCCCGACGATTTCATAATCAACACTGTTTTTTCGTACTCTGAAATTAGGCAAGATTCCACTTCTGTGTCTGATCACCGCACGAACTGATATATTATTTTGTACGCTTGCCGAAGCTATGAAATCTTTTACTGAAAGCGGTTCCCATCCTGCCCAAACTGTCGCCAATTCAGACCATACCATTTCCATTTCACCGGTGCTCGAATCCTGTTCTGTATCCGGTTGAAGGATGGTTATTCGGTGCCGCAACTTTCCAGCTTCAAGCATTTTTTAACGCCATCTTTCTTGCGTTTCGTTGCCGGTCGATCAGTTCGCGTATCGCTTCTTTTTTCTTCAGTTTTCTTATTACAATAGCGCTTCCGTCGTGCGTCATATCGCAATGCGGTTGATATTCAACATAGGGAACTTCCCTGACGTTTCGATTAATTGTGTTTACCGGTAGATCGAGCTTCCAAACGATAAAGGAAAAAGATATCTGATCGTTGAATTGTTCGAATTCGATTAATTGATTCCACCATTCTTCCATTGCCGAAACGATCGCCGGGTTATTATGATGCCTGAACAACATTCCGCATTCCCACAACCCAAACCGCTTCGGCATACCTAAAACACTGTACGCATCAAGCTGCGGTTGCACTTCTTCGAAGCTTGCCTTACCGATCTTTTTTATTAACTCACCCTCATCGTAAAGACACTCTCTGCGCGGGTGTTTATGCAATGCCATTGGTTTGTCTTTCAAAAAATCAAACGCGGCCTCGACGATGTTGAGCCTTGGGCACATATTACCATCAATCCAGATCGACAATTCATGGTCTGGGAAATATTCATGCGGCAATATTTTAGGATGCTTTGCGGTTATTCCATTGGCACCAAAAACAAATTCAAACGGTCGAATATCCCATACCGACGATTTTATCGGCTGATCAGTGAGGCACACGTAATCAACGCCGGTAATTGGAGTGGGGTCTTTTAAGCAGTCCCGGCCCGAACCTGATATTGCTGTGTATATTACTATTTTATTCAAAGTTCACCTTATGCCATTTAAAATTTAAAAACAGTTCTGAGCGAATTGTTGATCCGGCAATTTTTTTATTTCTTGTCGCATCCCTATTCAAAGAATGGTGGTGGTACTTTTTTCTGACGCTTATCAGTCCGTCAATTTCGGTAAAAAAACCACAGTTATGACTATGCCGTAATGTATAATTTTTGTCTTCGCTTCCATAATATCCTGAAAACTGTTCATCAAATCCGCCAAGATCAGAAAACCTTTTCCTGCTGGTGCAAAATATACCCGGCGACCCAACCTTACCACGCATAAAAATAATATGTTCGTTGTCCTTTATTTTATAATCGATAAGAAACTTTATCTTTTCTTCTGAGATGCTATGGTCAGCATCCATAAAAAGAAGTTTTTCGCAATTCGAAACATGCGCACCAAGGTTCTTTGCCCCTCCAACATTCCATTCAATATCGGTATCAATTTTATATAAAGAAAAGTTTAATTTTTTATTTTTGATTTTAAAACTTAAAGGAATAACAGAACAGTCGTCAACAAATATCAGTTGTATGTCACTCAATAACGAATCGCTCATTGCCGAAAATTCATCAATAAAACATTGTTCTACTGAACTTTCAATATTCTTATAAAAAGGGACAATTACAGCCAATTTATACAAGTTTTCGCTCCATCAAGTCAATGTAAATTTCTGCATCGTCGCACCAAGATTTGAGCTTTTTATATTCAGAATCAATAGTGTAATGCTTCGTTATTTTTCCTATCCCGGCATTTGACCTTCCCGGCATACCCTTAATTGATACGTGCATTTTCTTCGATCTTCCGTCGATCAATACGCCGGTATTTTTAAGCCATATTCTCATATCTACTGAAATATCACCGGGAATAGCTTTCGTTATTTTTGGGGAAAACGAACCCTTAAACGCCGTCAACGCAAGCGCAGCATGATCATTGCGACCCATTTCACGGAATCCCGGCACCCCAACGTGGTAATAATTTGTCCCCCATATTCCGACAAGCTCACCCCGCCTTAATAATTCAACCATACACATTATATAATCCGATGTATACCAGTCGTCATCTTCCATGATCAAAACGTTGTCGTGCTTAACCTTTGAAAGTGCAAGTTCAAGATTTAGCCCGATGGAATGAATGAACGGATTAAACTTCGGTTCCCTTCTGTAATATTCGGCACCCTCTGGAATGATAGACGGGTGGTACGGGGTCGCCCCGTCATCGACGATAATCCATTGATCCGGTTTTACCGTCTGGTTTTTCATCCAATGGTCACGAAGTAGCCCGAACGCAAGCGGCCTGTCACCGGTCGGGGTTATTACGGTTATTCCGTTCATGCTTTCAATGCTTCCTCAAGTGTCATTTTTTCAAAACAAGTCAATTCGGTATACCTGCTGCAATTGCAAATATTTACTCCCTGCTTTTTTGCGTTGTCGGAAACGCGCCTGAATTGATCGTGCCATTTTCTTACTTTATCGGCGTCAGGATTCCTGAGCGGTTCGGCAGTGTGCAGGCCGTGCCAATGAACACCATTTTTCAGTGAGCAATCGTACCCAAGAAGTGCAATATTTTTAAACCCTTTTGACATTCCGAACTGTATCGCCCTCATGCCTGAATTGTAAGGCCCCCCTGCAATGTGGTAATGGATCTTGTAGGTGTTTGCAGCCTTGTCGGAACACGTCCATTTTTCGGCTAAAATATCGATCTTATCATAATTTACTTTCCACCATTTTGCATCACCAGCATAAATATAATTACAATAAGGAAACATCCTCCACGAGTCATTAACTGCAATAGTTTTAATGCCAGACCGTACAACATCCATACAATCTGAAGCTGTAAGGCTCGGCCCTGATGCAATGCAAAAAAGATCAATCATCGCTTGATAATCCCCATGTTTTGAGCGGATAGAGAAGAGCGCGAACAACAGGAGGGAGTAACGCTTCATTATACGCTGGCGCTCCCGATCCCCTGTATCCGTGCATATCACCAATCAACAATAGTGTTGCCTGCTGAATCTGTGCCGGAATTTCTCTTCCGTCACTATCGGAATCCCCGAAATCATCAATGACCATTTCAAGATAATCGAGAACGACGCCGGAAGCGGCCTGTATTTTTAATGTTAGGTCGCTTGCTTCGTCGGTGTAATCATCGATGCGAAGGTGTGCTGCAGCCTGTTCTATTGTAACGAGCATAGCCATGATTACGACCCCTTCGCATCTTTGCCGTGCTTAACCGCAAGTCGCCACTCGGACCCGTTTCCGGGCGACTGGTTTGGGTTATCCTTTTGGGCTATCCAAAACGACCCGCCGTATGTTACGCCGTCGCCTTTTTTATACTCCTTCCCTTCCCCAAACACGCCGCAATCGATTACTATGGGCATGTCAATAACAAACTCTTTTTTTCGTTCCCCTGATTCGTAAACGAACTTCAGGCGCTTGTCGGTAAGCTGGACAATGGAAAGATCATCGAGTCCGAAGCCATCTTTTCCATCAGTTCCGTTGATTCCGTCGTGCCCATCTTTCCCGTTTTCGGGCTGCTTTATTTTGTCGATAGACTTCTGTAAAACGTCGGCTGCACGTCGCTCAAAATCGAGCGCCCACGATGCCGCATACCGGTCAAAGCATTTTTGAAGGTCGGCTTCGGTGATATCTTTTCCGTCTTTTCCCGATTCCCCTTTTTCTCCACGCGGCCCGACCTCTCCGCGCTCGCCCGGAGCACCATCTTTACCGTCAATTCCGTCACGACCAGCTGCACCTGCGGCACCCGGAGCACCATCTTTACCGTCAATTCCGTCACGACCAGCTGCACCTGCGGCACCCGGAGCACCATCTTTACCATCTTTCGGAATCGGTATTTTATCTATTGCCTTTTGAAGCAGGTCACTTGCGCGTCGCTCGAAATCCAATGCCCAAACCGCCACGTTTTTTTCGAACAGCTTTTGAAGCTCTACTTCATCAATACTTTTTCCGTCTGCTCCACGTTCTCCAACTTCGCCCTTGTCGCCCTTTTCTGGCTGCCGCGATTCCAGCGCCTTGATTCGCTGAATAACAGGGGAAAGCTGTTTCTCCAGATAATCGTGCATACCTTTTACGAATTTTTCAACGTCAAGCATGTTCTAATTCCAGTGTTATATTTTTTTGAGTCATTAAATACAACGCCTTATCCGTTTCGTCGGGTTCGGGTTCAGGCTCCGGCATGGCGGATGGTGGTGTTTCAACCGGCTTCTCGAACGGATTGTTTCTATCGCGTTCATCAAGAGCCGCAATGCTGTAATTTTGTTGCTGCATGTAAAGAGTGTCCCCGCCCTTTACCGGCTTTTTATTAAACCGTAATCGCCCTTCGTTCGGAGTGAACACACTGCCCTTCACCGCCTCAACAGTTGTCTGCATTTTCAAATTAAAGTCCATACGCATAAGGTCATCAAGATCGAATTCGGTGCCATATTTTGAAGGCAAAGAAAGACCGTCGTCCATCAACGATTCTATGGCCTCAATAAGCCGCTGTAGACAATCAGAATAATATTTACGGTCAAGGGTTTCAGACTCCTGATATGTCGGCGCTGGCCCGACGTGAACCTTGTATGGTGGGACTTTATAGACGGAACAAATCTTTTCATCCGACCATTTCATCTGCTCGACAAGGGTCGAATCCTTAGCGGTTACTGCAAGCGGTTCGTATTTAAGCCCGTCCCCAAGAATTGCCAATTTGCCTGAATTATCACCAGTATAGTTTTCCGACCAATGAGTTTTTATGCGTTCGGCAGTATCGTTTTTAATGTGACCAGGAGCGGTAAGTATTCCTCCGGGCTGCGAATTGTTCTGAAAAAATCGCGCCGAATTGCGCTGCATCGCCAAGCCTTGGGTTGTGGCGAGGCTGGCAGCGTAAAGCGGCGGCACCCCTACGAGCGGATGGAACAGGCACTCCATGGTGTCATGGATTATTTCTTTCGCCGGAATTGTTATGTCGCCCATCACCCGCGAAAGGGAATCTTTTCTTATCCGGTAAAAAACTTCACCATTATCGGCAACCAGAGGGATTACCATTGTCGGGTCAAGTACGTAAAGGGCAATCACAACGTTTCGTTCGTCGCGTATTTTTAATGCGTAAGTATTGCCGTGGGCAAGCTTAGAAATCAACCAGCTTTCAATGAATTTCTGCCGGGTCTGGAAATGGTTTGGTTTACGGAGTACCGGAGAATATGCGGTGCGGTCGATCTCTGTCCAGATACCGGTGTTGTTTTCCATCAATCGAAGACGCATTTTCCCAATGTCAGAAGCGACCTGAGTAATGCATGCGTATACGGTCGGGTGCGCGAGGGCGTCCTGTAAAGCAATCGGATCATCGGCCTGAAACGCGCCCAAGTAGCTTTCTTGAATAAGCGGAATCCACCCTCGCGAAGAGTCGATAGGGGCGAGCATTTTTTGTACTACTTGCTCAACGTCGGAAATGGAAATCACTTTCACCGATTCCAACTTCCGAACCTTAGCAACTGCGCTATTTGGCGATCTGCGAATTAAGCTTTTGAACCAGTTTTGAACAGGCATTTATTTACCCCTAGTAGTTGGTTTTTGCCTGCATGTCTTTTCTGTCGTAGGTCCGATCTTCTTTTCTTTTTCTTCCGCGTGTTTCCTGTCTTACGTCAATGCTGGAACCGAAATGTGGAACGGTATTTACCGGAGCAATTTTTTGCTCTGCAGGGGCAGGGGCAACGGCGACAGGCTCAACACATCCAATCGCAACCATCAACTTGATGTCGGACTTTTTTGTCATTTCGTATTCCGAATTCTTGGAATGATACTTCCCGCCGTAAGGATGCAGTTTCAAAGATTTCACCAACATGGGATATTGCCTTTCGTTAAAAGGTGCCCCGGCTAAGGGGCACCATACAAAACAGACAGAACAGGCTACGAGCTTACCGCTCCGTAATCGGCATCGCTGATGTACGCAACCGCTCCAGCGCGACGAAGCTGGAAGTTGACCGAACGCACAACCTTCAGGGCGGTGCTTTCACTCTGGAACATCGACACCATCGCGGTGCTTGCGCCTGCGGGGGTGTCAGATGCTCCAGTCGGGGCGGTGTCCATCTCGATCATCGCTTCGCGGCTGATAGAAACCTGAACGCCGGTATCGCCGATCCGGTAGATGTCGGAAGGCTTCAGAAGGATGATGTGATTTGCGTTAACGTTATCTCCTGTCACTACCATATCACCAAGCAGCGTTCCGCCGTTCTGAGTGATGCCGGGGAACTCGGAAAGCCCGAGTGCATTGGTCAGCAGCTGGATTGCTTTTGCCAGCGTAGGATTCATCACAAGCTTCAGGCCGGATGCGTTTTTCGCAGTGAGGAAACTTGCGTACAGTGCCTTGATATCGGCACGGAGTCCATCGGCGTCGGTTCCTGCGGACGATCCTGCGGCAAGACCGTAAAGGATTCCGGCAGGGGAAACGTTGGCGGAAACAGCCGAAGTGCTCAGGAACGTGGTATCGATCTTCTGGGAACTGGCTTCAACGAGAGCGTCACGGACAAGCATTTCTGCTGCCGGAGTCGAATCCCGCAGGAGCTCGTTTGAAACAACCGCAAGGGCCGCAACTTTCAGAGGGGTAAGGCTGACGTTGCTGAACGACTGAGCGGATACCGGAATCGGCTTTGACTGACCGACCCAGTAACCTGTTGCCGCACCATCCTGCCCCTTGATCATCACGTTTGCAGGAATTTCCCGCAAACCGAGGCGGTCAAAGATAGTTGCTGCATTCAGGAATTCGATGAAGTCGCCGGTAAAACGAGTATCGGCAGCGACAAGTTCCGCCCCCCACTCACCAGACTCTGTTCCACCACCGGCAACAGCGGTTTTGATCAGGGAAACAAGCAGCGGGTTCGACCGACCCCAACGCTTCTCCGCTACAACGAGCGGGGAAATACCTTCGAGGTGCCCGACTGCCTTTGCGATTACCATGCGGGTAAACGACTGACCCTTGAACTTGTCGTCCGGATCGGATTTGCGCGTGATGATGTTCGGAGCGGTTTTTGTCGAAGGAGTCACCGGCGTTGCTGAATCGCAGGTCATAACTTCAACCTTTTTCATGCGGATATCGGTGTCGAGCTTTTCAATTTCTCCGGTAAGCGTGTCGATCTCGTTATTTTCGACTTCCCCGGCAGTACCACCCTTGACGATTTCGGAAAGCTCGCCAAGGCGTTTGATTTTAAGGCTTTTGGAATCTTCCAGAGCCCTGAGTTGTTCACGGAGATTCATAATTCTCCCTTTCGTATTTGTTGATTTTCCCGAAACGCCGGGGATGTTATAGCCTGACGCGGCTGATTTTATTGCGGTAATTGTTGCTTCCATGTTTGCCGGAATGGTAACGGCTGAAAGTTCCAACCATTCCCATTTCGTAATGTGCATTCCCCCTGTGCCATCGATCCACGCGTATTCCAACGCCTTGAAACCTATTGACAACCCCTGAACGAGCTTGTTTTTAAGCATCTGCCACGCCTTAAGCAACCGTTCTTTAAGCTCTCCGCTCTCTGGTATGTCGGCAACCTCACCTTCAACGTCAATTCCTTTACCCGTCACGGTAGCTTTTGTAATCCATCCAATCGGATCGGCGCTGTTGTGCTGCCAAAGAAACGGAATCGGTAATTTGAACGATGCGCCCTTTGGTTCAATGATGTCCTGAACCCGATCTGGCGTCGGTGTCGAAGCGACACCCTTGAATGTTCGCTTTCCACCATTCGGCTCACTTACCGATTTGATCTCGAAAATTGAATAGGCTTTATTGTTCATCGGTCGCCTCTCTCATCACACCGACTTCCATCTTGTCGGAAAGTACCAAACATTTGTTATTAGGAAACATCGCTTTGATATGTTCCCTGATCATATTTGCCCCCTCCATAGATACCGGACCATCGACACTTATGACTACCACATCACCATCTTTTACGGTGATGGTTTGCGCATTTTTTAAATACTCAATATCTTTATCGCTCATAAATCAACTCGCATCTTCGGTTGAGTTTATATTCTTTTTCGTCGGTTGCGATAAGATCGTTTTCACCAACCGATTTCAACGATTTAACGGTTGCCCCATTTTTTTCAACGACAACCCTTACGGCGTTAGCCCGTTTCAATCCAAGGTCGTAATTGTATTCATCGGTTCCTATCGGACAACTCGCGCCGATTATTTCGACCACGCCTTTTACTTCGTTCAGTTTTTCTCTTTCGTTTCCGCTTAAAAAATAAGAATCGAATT